GTTACAAACAAGTTGCCAGGCGTCACCGGCCAGTTGTCCAGCAGGCTTTCCCAGCGGTACAAGCGCCGGCTCGGAACCGCCTCGTCAAGCCCGGTGATTTCGGAACGGTTGTTGCTCAGTGCGGGCGGGAATGGGGTTTCGCCCTCCTGCATCCGCATCCGCGCCCAGCCGTCCACAATGCTGATCTGCGTACCGTTGCCGTTCGGGCTGGCCGCGCCGCCGGGGTTTGTCCCGTTTGCTTGCATGGACCGAACGGCATCAAACGTGCCTAGCGCATCCGTCCCGGCGCCGAACGTGGTGGTCAGCGGGTAGCGATAGACTACCGCCATCACAGATCCCCAGCAGCCGGGACGCGACGGCCAGCGCGCATCTGCCGGGCCGCAAATGCAATCATGTTTTCGATGGTCGGTACAGTGTCGGTCGGCCCCCAGCGCATCACGATCAACGATTCGATGTCGATGTCACTGGCCTCTGTCGTGATGTTGGACGGCAGCGCACGAATGCCACCAATGTGCAGGCCGGAATCCTCGCGCGTGTTGCAGGCCGCTAGCGCGCCAATGTTCAGCCGGTCGCTCACGCCATCCACAATGGTGTGACGCACCTTGTTTCTCCCGTCGAACACGGCGCCCACCTGATGCCAGCGCCCATCCAGCACCGTGGCGGTGGAGTTGCCGCTGAAAGAGGCCACCGAACCGGTGGCGCTGTAGAGCGCCAAATCAAAGTTGCCGGTTGTGCGGGTGCGAATCCGCCAGCCGTTCAAGGTGTTGGCGCCAGAGTTGCCGATCAGCGTGGTGTCAGCAGCAGGCGGCAGCCCCCGGATCATCGCCAGGATAAGCAGCACCTCGCCGCCGTCATAGTCAAAGTTGATCGAAGGGCCGTGAAGGATGGTGTCCCTGTAGCCGGAGCTGTTGATGAAGCCGAGTCGCGGGCCGAACACGCGCCCAAACCCAGGCTCAGGATCAACAGGTGATGCGTAGGTGGTGGTGGTGCTTGCCGCATCCAGCGCCGTCGCGCCACCTGTGAACGTGCCGCTGGTGCGGGACACACGGATGTAGCCGATGCACGTCCGGTTCTCGGGCGTGGCCGGAAACACCAGCGCAGCGCCCTGCAGCACTGAGGGGGTGATGACGACAGACAGGGCGCCAGCGCGATCAACGTAGAACGTCGCCAGCCCGTTGTCGCCGCCGTTGACGGCCATCCCTGTAAGCGCCGGCATGTCGGTATCGGCAGCAATCGAAACGGGCACGCCCTGCACGATGTGGACGCTTGCAGTGGTGGTTTTCGCCAGCACGCTGCCGCCCGCCTTGATCGCCAGGTTTGCGCTGGACAGACTGCGGTTGCCCTCGCAAGCCCGGGTCATCTCGCGGGGGGTCAAATTCGACCCCGGCAGGAAGTCGCGCCCGTTGCCGCTGCCGTCCAGCAAGGAGCCATGCGTGCGCTGCTGGTTGCGGGCGTCGAGGTGGACCCACAGGTTCGGGTGCACTGTCCAAGGCCCAGCCCCTGACACCACACCCTTGAGTCCAGCGACCTCAGCAGGGCTGAAGCTAGCGCCATCGGCGGACGGATTGACGCCACCACGGGCGGTGCTCTGCGAGCCGCCCGGCGGCGTGGGGTCCCAAGTCAAAGCACCAGGCATGGCGCGCTCCTCGAAGTCGGTTCAGTGGTGGTGGATCAGCTGCCCGCGCGCTTGCGGGCCGGGGTGGGGGCTGCAGGTGCGGGCGCAGGGGCCGGCGCAGCTGCGGGGCCGGCATCGCCGGTGGCGGCTAGTTGCTGGGCGGCGGCGGCATCTGCAGCGGCTTGTGCCTCAGCGACGGCTCGCTCGTTGGCTTCGGTCTCGGCGACGGCCTGAGCCGCGACGTCATCCCAGGTTTTCAGCAACGTTTCTGCCGGGGCCGGCACGTCGACCTCCTCGCCGTTGCCCCTCGCCACTTGGCGCAGGGTGTCCTCGGTGACCGGGTACAGCTCGCCGGCCAGGTACTTGGGCTGACCAGCGTCGAAGAACGTGTTGTGGATGCGAACCTGCTTCATGGCATGTTCCTTTCTGGTGGTGTTGGCAGGGCCCAGCGCTCAAGCGCCGGGCCCACTGGTGGCGATGGCCGGCAATCAGCCGACGATCTGCACCACGCCAGCCTGGTCGTAGGGCACGGCCGACTGGTAGACCGGGTTGAAGCCGATCAGCACTGCTTGGATCAGCGAGGCCGCGGTGCCGACCGTGATCTGCAGGCGGACGAACGCGAAGCCGTTGTTCACGTCCAAGTCGGTGTCACGCAGTTCGATCATGGCCTGCTTGTTGTCACCGCTGGCCTTGACGATCTGCGTGATGGCCTTGCCGGTGATGTCCTTGACGCCCGCGCCCGCAGCCGACGTGGCCTGCTGCAGCTTGGCGTCCAGCGTGCCAGATGCGCCCATCACACCGGTGCCGATCAAGGCCACCAGGCTGTGAAACAGCGCCATCGACACCCAGCCGGTGTTGACGGTGGCAGCGGCTTGGCTGACGGGATCCAAAGTGGCCAGGATGGCCTGGCGCTCGGAGAACTTGACGTTGGGGTTCATGAGAGAAGCTCCTGAAGATGTTGAACTGGCCCGACCATTCAAGGCCGGGCCGGGTACGGATCAGTGATCTGCGATCGCTGCTTGATCAGCGGGCCGCCAACTGGACGAACGGCGACAGGGTGTTGCTGCCGTTGGCCGGGCTGATGGGCGCAGCCTGCTTCGGCGCGCCGTCCACCCGGAAGATCGAACGGAAGGCCATCGCATCCGCGTCGAAGTACAGGTGCATCGACGTTGCCGTCTGGATGCCGCCGGCCTTCGTGATGGTCTGGTACTGCCTCCAGTCGGCCAGCATCACGTCGCCCTGCGAGCTGAAGCTCTTGGCGTGCTGCGTGACAACGATCGGACGGCCCAGCAAGGTGCCGTAGGGCGACCCCTGAAGACCCCCCACCGGGGCGCCGGCGGGCAGATAGATCGGGTAGTTGCCCAGCGTCAGCGTGAACAGCGCGGGCAGCACGTCGTTGTTCAGCATCCAGACCGAGTTGCCGTAGCTGCCAGCCGGCAAGCGGGCGATCATGTTGGCCAGATTGGTGGTCGACAGCGTGTTGGTGGCCTGACCAATGTCCTTGGCCACAACGATCGCTGCGGGCCCGATGAAGGCACCCAGCGGCACGCCAGCGCCCGAGCCGAAGCACAAGGCTTCGTCGGTCTTCCAGCGGATGCTGCGGGCAGCAGCCGGCTCGAAGTAGGCGCCCAGCGCGGTCGCGTCTGCCAACAGCTCGTCGCTGATCGGAACCAGAGCCAGCAGCTTCTTCAGGCGGAAGTCGGAGCGACCGAAGACCGGCTTGGTGGCCGTTACGGCGGTGGCCTCGCTCTGCCAGAACGCGCGCACGCCGTTGCTGCCCCAGGGCGTCGTCTCGTCCTTGGGCAGCGACATGGCGTTGCCCTCGATGGGCATGCCGTCGGTCATCGGCAGCAGCGCCTGCTCTTCGAGCGAAAGCTGGAAGATGTTTGTGCTGAAGCTCGGCGGCACCAAGAAGCCACCGTCGGCACCAGAGCCCTCACCGGCGTAGGTGTTGCCGGGCGCAGCCGCCTGCGGCTCACCACGGTACAGGGCCGCCAGGCGGCGGTCCATGGAGCTGCCCGTTCGCGCGCTGACGGCGGCGCCGCGCACCGACATCAGGAACTCGCCCATCGAGCGGAAGCCGCGCCGGGGGTCGGCGTCGCCGTTCTCCTGGGTCTCGATGCGCGCGCCGGCCGGCAGCGTCACAGCACCTTCGCCGCGACCAGGCGCACCAGCTGCGCCTTGGGGGTTCGGATCCACAGGTGCCAGGCCTGCGCCAGCGGCTTCGGCTTCCATCGCCATGTTCACTCGCGACTTCAGGCTGGTGGCAGATGCCTTGAAGCCGCCAAACTGGGCCTGTTCTTCGGCGGTCAGCTCGCGCTCGCCCATGATGGCCGACAGCTTCTGCATGCCATCGATGGCGGCAGCCTGCTGGGCCTGCAGGTTGCGCACGACGGGGCCCCAGGCCAGCATCGCAGTGCCTGCCACGGTCGGGTCGGTCAGCACTGCCCAGGCTTGCAGCAGCACGTCGGGGGCAGCGATGGCGCCGCCGGCGAACGCAGCCAGCGCGATGGCGGCCACGGTCAGGATCGAGAAACGATGGGTCTTCATGGTGAATAGCTCCTGAAACGAGAAAGCCGCCCGAAGGCGGCCAGTGGTTGGGGTGGTGCACAACGGCCCGAAGGGGCCGCGCCGTCAGGCCGATGGGCCTGGCTGCGGGTGGGCCATGCTCAGCCCTTGCTCTGTGGTGTCAGCTCAGCGCCGCAATGTCAGCCTGGGCCTGGGCGAAGGCGGAAGCGCGGGCAGAGTTGGCGCGGCCCTTCTTGCGCATGCCGGCCACGACTTCGGCGAACGTCATCACGCCGTCGACCATGCCAGCCTTCAGCGCCGCATCGGCCAGCAGGATGCGGCCCTCGCCCATGTCGCTGCGAACTCGCTCGACCAGCACACCTCGGCCCTTGGCCACGGCCTTGGTGAACATGCTGTAGTAGGTGTCGATCTGCGCCTGGGTCTCGGCGCGCGCTTCGTCGCCCAGCGGCTCGAATGGGTTGCCCTCGACCTTGTACTTGCCGGCGCTGATCAGGGTGATGGCGATGCCCTCATTCTTCAGGGCCTCGGAGATGCTCTGGTGCGCTGTGTAGACGCCGATGCTGCCCACCATCCCGCCCGGCGTGATGTAGGCCTCGCCGCACTGCGACAGCAGCCAGTAGCCGGCGGATGCGGCCATGCTGTCGGCGATGCCGATGACAGGCTTCTGCGCCCGGGCTGAACGGATCTTGTCGCCCAGCTCCTGGATGCCGAAGACGGAGCCACCGGGGCTGTCGAAGCTCATCAGGATCTGGCCCACCGACTGATCGGCCAGCGCGGCATCCAGCGCGGAGCCAATCTCCTCCGCGCCGGTACCGGCCTCGCACATGCCCAGCTGCGAAGCGCGCTGCACGATCGGGCCGTGCACATTGATCAGGGCGATGGTGCTGTCGCCGCCGGCTCGCGGCTGATCGCCCCGGGCAGCCTTGGGCAGCGGCTGGCCAGCAGCGTCGTACTGCGTGTCGTCGCGGTGATCGCCGGCCATGGCGCCCGCAGCCTTGGTGGCATAGGCACGCGCCAGGATCGCCGCATAGGTGACCATGGCTGCAGGGTCCATCGCCCACGGGGTGCGCAGGCAGTAGGCGAGGAAGTACGGGAGTTTCATGGGGTCGGCTCCTTCATGGCCAGTTCCAACAGCGCAACAGCGCATGCGTCTTCGGTCAGCTGCTGCGGGCTGGCCAGCCAGTCTGCTGCAGCCTCCACATCGATCGCCAGCGCATCGGCCAGCACCTCTGGCGAGACGGACTGCCCGGCGGCCAGGCGGCGCGCCATTCGCTGCGCGTTGCCGGTGACAACCTGCTGCCAGCGTGCCGCGACAGCCGCGCCGGCAGCGCGTGCGTTCTGCCGGCGATCAACCGGCGGTGAATTCGGATCCACGCTGGGCTGTTGCGCTGGGCCGTGCTCACCGGTGGCATCGATGCGCACCATGTTGACCGGCCGCAGCGTGTGATTCAGCCAGGTCAGCGGCTGGTCGCCCTCGCGCTCGCGCACCTCGTTGGGTGTCATGCTGCCCCACTGGGTGCGTGAGGCGTAGTAGGCCGACCTCGCAGCCGCATCGCCGCGCATCATCCGGTCCATGTCGAACTCGGGCTCCAGCAGCTCATCAGCGCCCGGCAGGCCCTGCCCCAGCAGCGTGTATTCGATCCCGGCTTCCCACAGCTCGGCATAGGGCAGCATCGTGCCCGTCCAGAACTCGATCGACTGGTGCTCGATGTTGTTGTTCGTGGCCTTGGCCAGGTCTCCAATCATGTGCAGCGGCACGCGGAACATGCGCGCGACGTCGGCCACCTTCAGCGACCGGCCTTCGATGAACTGGGCGTCCGAGTTCTTCAGGCCGAGCTCGTGATACTTCATGCCGCCTTCCAGCACCGCCACCTTGCCGCGATTGGCGCCGCCCTGCAGCTTCTGCCAGCTCTCGCGCCACTTGCGCTTGGTCTCGTCGTCCTTCCAGCGGCCCGGGTTCTCGATCCACCCAGGCGGCCGCGCGTCATTGCCGAAGAAGCGCGCCGAGTAGGCCTGCATGGCCAGACCTTCGCCGATCGACTCGCGGCCGACTTCAATCGGGCTCAGGCCCATGATGCCGTCATCGCTCAGCCCGCGCAGGTGCCAGATCTCGCCCCGGGTGTAGTAGAGCTTTCGCCCATCCTCGGCGGTGTAGGCGTAGCGATAGTCCTGACCGCCGTTGACCATCTCGACAGCCATGCGATCCGGGTGCAGCGGCAGTAGCTCGGTGATCTCGCCACGGCCGTTGCTGGACACCTGGGTGAAGGCGTTGCCGCGCAGCGCCAGGTGGCCCTGCACCATCAGGCGCCACTCGTAGTGGTTCTGGAACCGGTTGGGGCGCTTGGCCAACAGCCGATACAGCCAGTGCGCCCTGTCTTCCGTGCGTGTGGTGCCATCCAGCCGATTGCGGAACAGCTGGAACGGCATCACTGCGAACGACTCAGCCAGCACGCGCACGCATGCGAAGACCGCGCTCAGCGCCAGTGATTCCTTTGGGCCCACGCGCACCCCAGCGGCGGTGCGCTGCTGCAGCGGCATGAACCAGAAGTCGCTCGTCGGCCCACGATTGGCCGCGCCGTCATCACCAGCCGACGCCGAGAGCCGGGTGACGAACATCAGGCCACCTCGCCGGGCGCACCGGCAGCCGTCTTGGCCTTGGTGGTGTCGTGCAGGCCGGCCAGATAGGCCGATGCCAGGGTCAGCAGCAACAGCAGCGCGCCGGCGATGGCAATGCCCCAGCCGGGATGGATCACCACCCCGCCGGCCAGCACCATCAGCCAGCCCAGCAGCAGGCAGAGGTTGAAGATTTTCACGTTCATGGCATTCCCCGGCTGGCTTAGGCGGCCAGAACCTCTTCATCGGTGCACACATCTGGCTCGGGGGCCAGGGCCATGAGGGCAGCGGCGTTGAACAGCGAGACCAGCAAGTCGATCTTGCAGGCCCCGGCGGCCTGCTTCGTGACGATCACAGCGTTGCCGCGGGCCTCGACCTTGGCGTTGCCGACCGCCCAAGCCATCACCGGCTGGCCAGCGTGGGCGAACTTGCCCTCCACCAGCCGCCTGGCCACCGTGTTGATCGTGCCGCTCAGCTTGTAGCCCTGCGGGATGCCGACGATCCGGTCCTTGCCGTCGGCGTCCTTGTCGATCCCGATGTCGATCAGGGCGGCCTCGATGTCGCTGATTCCGATCGGGTCCACGCCCACCTGCGTCAGAAGGCCGCTCTCGTCCAGCTCGCGCGCCATCTCGGCCACACCGTCGATGTCCTGGCCTATCCTCTCGACCAGCACCAGGTCGCCCTGGGCCATGAAATCGGCCCATCGTGCTGCCTCAACCTTGCGCCGCTCCATCGCCACCGGGTGCACCCAGGCCCTGCCCCAGTGCAGCCAGCAGCCGGTGTCCTTGTCGCGCCCGAGTGCCGATGCAGCAAGCCAGTCGTCCAGGCCGCCGCCGTCAATGCCCATGGTGATCACGTCGCTGCGATCGATCAGCTCTGGCAGGGATCCCACTCTGGCGGCACCCTGCCAGTGGTCTGCGCCTGGCCAGCGGCCAGCCATCAGGCGCAGGCCGATCTCGATGTTCAGGTGCTTGGCCAGGAACTGCTGGAATGCACCGTCGGTGCGCGCCTCCAACTTGCGAAGCTGATCCTGCAGCCACTGGCTGCTGACCGAGCGGCCCAGGTTCGGGTTCGTGATGTGGAAGTTGGCCGGGTCCATGTAGGCCTTGGCCTCGATCATGGATTCCGGGAACTCGTACAGCACGCCCAGCGACCTCGGATCGACGATCTTGCCGTCGCGCACGCTGCGGAAGTAGTCCAGCTTCTCCTTGAACACGCCGGCCGGCGCTTCGTCCGACTGGGTGGTCAGGAAGATCACCCAGCCTTCATCTCGCGACACCTGGCCGCCCAGCGCCTCCAGAAACATCGCCTCGGCGCCGGCTCGCTTGCCGAACAGCCAGTGCTCGTCGACCAGGACCTTGCCCGACTTCTTGCCGGAGACCGTCTCCGACTCGGCTGCCACCACCTTCAGGCTGTTGCGCGTCACCCGATGGGTGATCGTGCGCACATGGTCCTGCACGTGGAACATGGCCGCCAGCTCTTCGTCGGCACGCACCATGGCGGCCGCCGGCTTGAACGAGTTGCCTGCAACCTCGACGGTCGGCGCCAGGATCAGGTGCTCTTCTTCCTCGCGCCAGCACAGGATGAGCGCCGTCAGCATGATCCCGGCGGCGATGGTCGACTTCGTGTTCTTCTTGCTGATCAGCAGGTAGAACTCGCGGATGAGTTGCTGGCCCGTCTCGCTGTCGTAGGCGCCAAACACCGCCGCCACGAAGTCGAACACCCACTGGTCAGCGCACTCGCCGAACGTCGGCCGGCCCGGCAGGTCGACGACCCGCAACTCTTTGAAGATGGCCAGGGCCCGTTCGGCCTCGCTCGCGAAAATGGGCGGCGGGATGATCGAGCGGCCACCCCTGAGACGGTCGCCCCAGTCCGGGCACGCCGTCGACCATGCTGGCCGCGCGCCCATCAGATCTTCTTGCCGCCGACGGCAGCCAGCTTAGGCGGCGGTGCTGCCGCGAACTTGCCGGCGCCGGCCGTCTTCCTGGCCGCCTCGTCAGCAGCATCCTTCTTGCCGCCGTCGCCGCGCTTCGTGTGCGTGTACTGGACCGCGGCAATGGCGGCGCGGACCTGCAGGCCAGACGCCTGCACTTTGCCCAGGGCGACCATCTGCAGAAGCTCCAGCATGTTCAGCTTGGAAACATCAACCGCAGCCTGATCGCCCGTAGCGGGCCCCGGCGGCGCCGGCTTCGCGGTCTCGACCTTCTGTTTCGGCTTGCGGCCGGCGCCAGGTCGGGCACCGCCGCTGCGCCCTTTGACTCCGGCCATTTGATTCCCATCTGAAAAGGGGGCGATTTTCCGTGCGTGGGACCGAGGCGCGTTTCCGCCGCGCCGCCGCCCAGGGATTCGACCCCCTATCCCCCCTGGGCCGCACCACGCGCCCGCCTGAGCGCCTCTGCAGCCGCGCCGAGGCTGGCCACCCAGCTGCAGCCGCGTCGATCCTGGGGCTTTCTACGGGGTCGGATTGCGGGTCGGTTCGGGCGCCAGGCTGGCCAGTTCGGGCCCGGTTCGGGTGGCCGGCGGCGCCGGTTCGGGCCTGGCCGAGCTGCTCGGGCCGGCTCGGCCAGCCGTCAGCGCTCGATCGGCGCCGGCTGCCAGGGCTGCCAGGGCTGGCCAGACAGGCGCGCCGCCTCCTCTGCTCGGGTCTTCGCGCGGTGGTGGTCCCTGCACGTGGTGGCCAGGTTGCCATCGGCATCTGTGCCACCTGCCCAGAGTGGGCGCCGGTGGTCAACCTCTGCGCCTGTCGTGAGATGGCCAAATGGCCGGCAGTAGCAGCAAAGACCGCCGTCACGGCGCATCACGCGCGCCCGCAGTGCCTGCCAGGCGCTGCCCCTGGTTCGATCGGTGGTGGTGGTGGCCAGCCTGGCGGGCCCGCTCTTGAGCGTGGCCAGCTGGCGCCGCAGCATTGCAACCATGGCGGCCCTGGATGTGGAGGTGGAGGTGGTGCACGCGCCCGCCGCTGCACCACGGCGCAATGACCCGGGGCCAGCTCGTGCCACGTCGCGTGCTGCTGCTGTTTGCCCACCTGCAGCCGGGGCCGCACCGGCCAGGCTGGCACCCGCCGTGCACGGATTGCCTGGCGGATTGGTGCGGGTTTGGGGATCGATGCGCCGCAGCGGATCCGGGCGCAGAAACGACAAGGCCCGCAATGTGGCGGGCCCTGGTGGGAATTGGTTCGGGTATGCGGCGGCGCCTGTCTGGTGCCCGTGGGCATCGGCTGGCGCCGCTGTCGGCGCAGGCTATCCGGTCAACCGGCCGGCCCGCACGTCATGAAAACCGCGCATGCGCGTTCGGGGCGCAGTGTAGCGGAAACCGCTGGCGGTCAATCGATGGCCCAGACACCGGCCGCCGGCTGTCCGCCTGGCGCTGCAGCTGTGGCGGCCGCCAGAAGGGCCGCAAGCGTGCCGCGGTCCGGAGTTAGATCGCGGATTTTTTGGAGCGTGACTTGAGCAAGAAAAGTTCCCAGAACGCCGGGTGCATGCGCCGATCCCCGGCCTCCCACTGCTGCCAAGTGCGGCAAGGGGTGTGCACTAATGCACCGGCCGCCGTCTGCGAAAGCCCGGCCGCACCGCGCGCCGCCACCACCTCGGCCGGCGTGGGGTTGCGGGATGGAATGCCGCTACCGCGGTTCGGGTGGTTGCTCACGGGCATTCCTTTTCACCTGATGGCGGACGGCCTCTTCGCTGACCCCGAGGGCAATGGCAATCGCTGCGGAGGTCTGGCCGGCGCGCGCAGCGACCGCAGCGGCAAAGCGCGCGCCGAGCTTCTTCATTCGGGCCTGCTGGCTGAAAGGCAGGGCCTCAATGACGGCATCGACTCTGGCGCGCAGGCTGTCATCCCGACGCATCTGCGCATGCATCCACGTCCAGCCTGGCAGGCTTGGTCGATTGCAGGCTTCCGTCAGGGTGTCGCCCTCGTGCACAAGCCGGAGGATGTGATTGATCTTCTCCGGGTCGATGCGGCGCATGTCTTTGCTGGCGTAGGCCGGCTGCTGTGCGTGGCCACCAGGCGGCTGGCCGTTGGTTATTCGGCCGGCCTCTCTGGTCTTGCGCACCGCAGCGCCCCAGGCTTTTCGGGCGTCCGGAGTAGCGACACCCCGCGACACAGGGAGGCCGAAGCGCTCTTTGTAGTCGCGAGCACTGATGCCGTGTGCAATCCTGGCGTGGTGGCAGACCGCGCGGAAAGGCTTGCCGCAGATCAGACACGGGATGCGGTCCCCGCCCAGGTGCTCACGCACCTCAAGCAGCGACCGCATCGGCCGCTGCGCCACTCAGGCCACCTC